CATCCATACTCCTGAACTCCTGCATATGGAACTCCTGCTCCACCTGCAAGTATTTGGGCTTTCTCATTGCTGGGATTGCCTTTAACTGATGATGCAAGTTCACCAGTTAAGCGGGGAGCCATGGCAGAGGCTTTTCTTGAAAGTTCTTCGCTTAATTCTTTATTAAGAGTTAATCTTTCTGTTAAACCATTTTCAACTTTAGCAAGAGCAGCCTTTACTTGGGCTTCTCCTTCTACTGAAATTGATATAACCTCTGCCATAGCAACCTAATTAAGCAGTTACCTTTGTTGGCTTGCCATCAAGAATGAGTGTCAAGTCAAATGTAAAGAATTCACCTGCTGCTCCACCAAGATCAGGTACAACTTCTGCGTATCCTGTTGCGGTGAAGTGTGGCTGTGCTGGAGATGCTGTTGCATTTCCATGCGGTGCGTAGGTGATGCTTAGGGTTGTACCTGGGTTATCCCATAGTGCTGTCCAAAGCGATGATGCTGCTGTATCCTGGAATCCAGTTACAGCGCATGTGAAATCAAGAGAATCCTCATAATCTCCAAAGCCAAGTGTGTTTACTGCAGATGAGAAGACAACATTGCTGACTGCTCCCTGGTATTCAGTGCCTTGTACTTCAAAGATAATGGATTTACCTTTAATACGAGCCATTTTAATTTCCTCCTTCAATATCTATTGAAATTTTAATGTTTGTTGCAAGAAATCTTGCTCCATTTACTTCTTGAATAAATGGTTTGTCTACAGTCATGCGATTTGCTGTTGTATATTCCCACATTGCTGGAATAAGAGTGTCTAATGTGTCATCAAGATTTTCTGTTTCAGTTTCATTAGTTGCATATGGAACAAGTACTAATACTTTCCAATTAGTTGCATAATCTGCATCATATTGATTTTCATACACTGTAATGAAATCTGTATCAGGTTCCATAATCGCACAAAGTGGATTAGGTCTTTCTGGTACATATTTGTAAACTTTAGATACCCCGCCAAGAATAATAGCGGATTCTAATTCATCTCTTACTGCCCCAATGTTCATGCAAACCTCACCATGTAGCGATTTAACAAAGGATATACACCAACGAGAGGGTCTCGTGCAGTATTTAGTGGAGCGCCATCATATGTTGCATATTGTGCCACTCCCATTGGTGCATTACGACGCTGGAACAGTTCTGACCCTACTTCAAGATAACAACGCTTCAACACACCTGCAGGAACTTTGCTGCTCTTAATATAAGATGCAACTAAATCCTTTGCTGTGTCCCAGCATTCTTCTACATATGCATCATCATTACTTGATGCTCCAACATATGCTTTTAAATCAGTCCAGTCCATAATCGTTCTCCTTTAATTTTGCTTATACAACCTTAACAAGTGCCTTTGGCTCTGGCATTGCGATACCAAGGTATCCGTATACAGAGAATGAATTTGTTAATGATGTAATGTCTTCGTCATTTAGACGGAATGGTGCACCAGCAGATTCGTAGTTAACTACTGCAGCAGATGAGCCAATATAGAATGAACCAACAGCAAGTGATGGGTCAGCAACAATTGGAAGACCAAGAATGTTTCCTGTCAATCCAACTGGGTTGATTGAGCCATAGGTGTTATTTGTTGCACCCTGGTTTGAAAGAATTGGACGACCTGCAGAATCTACAACTGCTGCGAGATTCTTAAATACATCTGTTGCAACAAGAATGAAATCAAGTGCACGACCAGTGTCGTTATTTACCTTCATTGCAGCATCAGCAAGATAACCGATAACTGCATCTGCATCCCAACCTGCGCCAGCAGTTGTGTTGATGTTTGCTGCTTCAGCAATCAACTTAGCACGAACTGCAGCATTTGTAGCAGCAGCATACTTAGCGACCATTGCACGGAATGCAGTGTCAACATAAGCAATGCTTGAACGCTCTACAACCTGACGGGACATATCTGTATATCCACCGTAGGTCTTGATTGGTGCTGTTGCAGATGTAAGAGTCAACTTACCGTAGTCAAGTACATCTCCTTCAGCAGTCTGCTCGCCAACAGCGAGTGTGTTTGTGTTTACGATTGGATATTCAACATTCATTCCATCAGCAGGTAGTGCACCTGTTGTGAATACATTAAATGTTGGACGGCCAGCGTTTAGAATACGAACAGTGTCAGATACCCAAGCATTCTTCATAATTGAATCGCCTGAATCTGCACCTGTGAATGTACGGTGTAGAGCAATTGCATCTTCGTTGCCTGCTGCTACTCCCTTAACCCAGTCTCCGTATGAACGGAACTTAATATCAGAAGTTGTTGCTGCTGGGGCAGTAGCGAGTACATCAAGTCTACGCTCTAACTCTTCTGCGTGATTACGAACTTCAGCGATTGCTGAATCATAATTTGTATTTTCAGTCATTATTTCCTCCTTGACTTCTTCTCTAACTGCGAGTACCGCAGCATTTTCGTAAGCAGGAAATGCCACCAAAGAAACTTCCTTGAGGTCAACCTTCTTACGAACAATTGTTTTTTCTTTCTTTTCATCAACTACTGGAATAAAACCAACAGAGAAAGAACGGATTGCTCCATCCTTTACAAGTTCAAGTGTTTCATCACCAAGAGTTGTACTTGAAATCTTGGCACGAATTAGAAGACCTTCATCAGATTCTTCCATTTCTGTTACCTTGCCAATGATTTCGTTGTGATCACGGAACAACTTAACATCAGCGGTTAAATCAACAGCGCCTTTCTCAAAACGCTCAGACCAACCTCCACCAATGTCAATTGTTTCGTTGAATGGAACAGCAATACCAGAAACTTCACGCTTCTCAGTATCTGTTGCTCGTATTTCAAACGAGCGTGTGATTAAATTATCCATTTCCATTACTCCATTCTATGCTATAGGTTCTTCGGCTGTTGGAGCGGGTTGCTCATCAAGCGGTGTCATGCCTTCCATTTCACGAACTTCGTCAACTGTTAGGAAGCCACTTGAAAGACCTGTTGCATAGGCGTTATATCTTGCATTCTGGTTTGGACGAAGGAATTCAGTTAAATTAAACTCAGCCTTTTGTCCTCTTGGAAGCAAGTCTGTGATTGCTTGCTGAATTCTTACAATATATTGTTGTAATCCATCATCATACAATCTTGCTCTATCTTCGTTACCATTTATATATGTCATACCCTGACCTTCAATGGCCATGGACAAATACATTGGCGGAACACCAAACATCAAAGCGATTTGACGATTGATGAACTTTTGATTTTCTAAGAACTGTGCCTGTTCAGGATTTAATGAGATAGATTCATATTTTAATCCTGAAGATAGGACAGCAACACTTCTCTCTTGCTGAGATGCAATGAAGGCTTCTTTATTTTGCTTCGCTACATCCTCAGAGAGAAATTCTGTAGTTGTTAATGCTCCAGTTGGTACTGCAGCAGTTCTAAACCAGTTGTCAGCGTAGTTGTGTAAGTCTAATGCTGAACGCAATACTGATTTATGTCTTTGAATTGGTCCCTCGCCTAACAACTTAGAAGTTGAGGCGGGTTTCCATAATTTAAGATGAACAATATCTCTTGTAGAGTATGTATTGCCACCAATTGTGTAATATACAACTCCTCTTTCATCTGTTAATACTGAAATGTCTGTTGGATGAATGTTTGTAATATTTACAATGCCTCTGTTGCCACGGCGGACTAACCAGAATGCATTTCCAAACACAGCCATGTGAAATAATGTTGTTCCAAGCCATTCAGATTGAGAAACATTATTCTCAATATCTGGATACTCAAGCCAAGCAGGTGTAGCAATTTGTTCATTTCCTCTGTAAACTTCTACAGGGATATTCATGATTGCTGTTTCCAAAACGGAAATTGCTCTGCTGACTGGAACAAGTGCAAGGGCTGTTGATTCATTTACAACGAATGCTTCTCTTGCAGGTGCAGTCATGGCACGATTTTGTGTGGTTGGAACAAATGGTTCGGTTACTTCAACTGCGTAACCTAATCTTTCTACGAATCTGTCTCTAAATCCCATATGTTCTCCTTCTAAAACACCATCTGTTGTGGTTTTTGTTGCGTTGCTACAAACCAAGTGGCTAATACTGTTGCAACTGCTGCATCAATATCCATTCCGCTATCTTTGCGAGCAATTCTCCATGATTCGCCGCTATTTTTGCGTACTGCTCTTTGTATTTGCAGTGAAACTATCTCATCTCTTGGATGAATTAGTTCCTTACGCATAATTGTACGATATGTGTTGTTTGAGGCTATGATTAAATCCTTATTTGATGTTGTTTTTACCCTCAAACCTTTTTGCTTTAAGCCTGAAGCCAAATCATCTAATACATTTACATCCATAATAAATGGTTTGCCATATTTACCCAATGTCAAACAGGCTTTAATAATCTCATCTATATTTGTATTATTAAATGATGCTACTAATTCTGTGGCTACCTTGCCATCTTCCATAAGTTGAGCAGTAACAATAGATACATGCTCCCAGCCAGAGGTACGCTCAATGGCAAACACTTCTGGGTTGGTGGGTCGTCCTTCAGGGCATAGATTCCATGCTCCAACAGGCAACCAAGCATTCATGGATGACACAAACTGGTTTAAACGATAACGCCTTGCGTCTGCCTCTGGCATTGTGGCTAATTCATTCTTCACAGACTCCCAGTTTAGGATTCCTGATGCCAATTGAGGGTTTGCCATACGAACGGCTTCCTCATCATCTAAGGCACAGCCCTTTGGTGCTTCCCAGCAGAAGAAACCAAATCTTTCCATATCCTCAACGCCATCAATAGCCTTGGATCCGTTCTCATAAAGATTTTTAAGTAGTTCAGATGTGTCATCACCTGCGGTAGTGATTCCAATTACCATGCCATCTGGGCGGGTAGCAGAACCAAGAGCCATAGCAGTCCACACATCGCTATTAGCCACATGAAGTTCGTCAAAGATAACCATGGAAGGATGTAAACCTTGAGCAGTCGCAGCCTTTGCTGCAATAACTTTATATATACCTGTTTCATCTTTCGTCCAAAGTCCTCTATGTTCTGTACTTCTTGCAAAGAAATGTGCTAATAATTCACTTGAATCTACCTGATGTTTAAGGCGCCTATAGACGATTTTAGCCTGGTCTGCGGATGCTGCAACTGATATTACTTCAGGGGCAGGCTCATGTAGAAGCATCCCATAAAGGGCTAATAAGGCTCCCAGGAGGGACTTTCCGTTCTTTCTGGGCATAGATATCACTACCTGCTTATAACGCAGCCTACCAGCCTTAGAGGGGTCATAATAGTCATCTGGATATCTTTCTAATACAGACCTAAGAAGCCATTTCTGCCAATCAGTTAATACTAATATTTCATCATTCTTTTCAGGCAAACGCCATAAAGCCTGACTAATATTAATAATCTTATCCCCATCAGACACAAAATCTTGAGATAAAGGTTCTGTGTAGTGTGTTGGTTTCCAACTATCCATTAGCAATAGCAGCCAACATATCAGCAGGTGTCATATCTGCTTGTTTTCTATTATTAACCAATCCAAGGTTAGATAATAATCCAATTAATACTGGAGCAATCTTATGTCTATGTTGGGGAAATTCATCCATAGTCTTTGCTAATAATACCGCTTGGACTGCTGCTCCTTGATCAGCCTCTTCAAGCCATGTGGCTTTAGATAGGCTGTTTCTAACGCTATCTTCTAATGTTCCATCCAAAGATAATGGTGGATTTGGCTTTCCTGTTAATACCAAATCTCTTGGACCTGGTTTATTTCCTGTTCTCATATATTCTCCTATTTCACTGTTTATATATTCCATATTTGGTAGATACTCTTACGGGGTTTCCAAACCAAAAATAAAAAAACCATAATATTTA